TTAAACGCCAATCGTTCTCAGTGAATGGCTTTGCGAACACTCATGAACTTGTCAACGTGCTCATCGAGTTCACGCTTCAACTGCTCGGCATCAACGACCTCGGTCTTGGTCTCCGTCTTATCGGTGAACATGCCTATCGCACGACCCATCAACTCGAGTGATTTGAGACGGTCACTCAATCGTGCCTTGGGGTCATCAGCATGCTTGATGAGGTCACCCATAATCTTTCGCCGAGTGGCAATGGCATCGTCAATGATGTTTTGCTCTACGGCTTCCCAAACACCCTCCATTAACTTACTTATTCGAGGGTCACGCATTAGCTTGTTCGCCTCAGCGATAACGCTCGCATCGCTCATTCTGCTTGTGTCATAGGCTTTCACGTAAGCCTCACGTGCTGACATTCCCTGAGCAACACAAGAAGCAAAGCATCTCATCTTCGCAGTCATGCGTGGTTCTTTCTCTTTCACCCCTATTGGCTTTCCGTCTCTTCTCTTCTTCTCTACTACACTTTCAACCCTTGACCGCATCGCTTCGCTGATTTCGGGGCTTTGCACGTTCGTGCTCGTGCGTTCGCTCTCACTGGCGATTGCATCTCTCTCGTGTTCGTTTGCGTTCAGTTCGTCTTGCATGTCGTGCCTTTCATCGTTTGTTGTTTTACCCTCTCGAGTCAACCTCTGAGCCTCGGTGTTTAAACATGGTTTGTCAAGGTCTGTTCGCACTTCACGCAACACCGTCTCTCTTCTCTCTCTCACTCATCGCCAACTCATGACCGTTGTGCTTCACACTGGCTCATCGCATGAGCTACTCGTCTCGATGTTTAAACGACCGAACTTGAATTGATTCCACAACGTGGCTTCAATTCAAAAAACCACGTTTAAACGACCCGAAAGTTATTCACACCCTTGTGGACAAAAAAAGTTATCCACCGAAAATTGTGGATAAAAAATGCACCAAAATAGTGAAAAACGTCTAGGTTGCACGAACGCAAGCACGTCAAGGGGGTAGGTGCTTGCACCATCGAAAATCGATTCTAGGGCGTTTAAATCGGTCTCTCGACCAACCACTGGTCACCCATACAGTTCCCGACAAGTTCGTGGGGTTATTCAATAAAAATATTTTGCACAATCGTTTAAACATGTGCTAGCATTGAGGCTCATTCGGTGCTTGCATCGGATGAACAAGACGGCTTAGATGAGTGACTCGCAACCACTCTAGCCCGAGCAGAAAGCCCGAGAGGTAAACGCTTTCAACATGTCACCCACTTACACATCAGGGGACAAACCGAAAGAACAAGCCCTCTTGACTATGTGAAGTCACCTACCCGATGACGTTCGCTCTCACGCCCACTCACCTACACATTTTCGAGGGGCAAGCATACGAACTGACTCACGCCCGACCAAGGCGAAAAGACGGCAAGGCACTTCGCCCATGTCTCACCCTCGTGAATAAGGGTGACAAGGGACTGCCCTTCAAGTGCATTCATCGAGTGTGCTTGCGGATGCAGTCGCATCGTTTTTCAACTCAATTGGAGGCTTAAACCATGTCGAAAATTTCAAACAAAACCGCTCGTGGATTCGTGCAAGTTCGTGCACCGTTCAAGGGTTCAAACACGTTCGCTGAGGTCATCAATGGCGTGTTCGTAGTGTTCTCATACGGCTATCACTTCCCACTGTTCGCCCACATCAACGGCGTTTGGTACGAGAACGCCGACAAGTACTCGCCAAGCACGAGCAAGCAACAATCGCAACTTCACCCATTGGCTGAGACCATCAAGCTTGACACGCTTGCACTCAAAGCCATCTACGCTTAAGGGAGGCATCATGCTCAAAGCAATTTTTTCTGTTCTTTTTTCATTCGCATTCGTAGCACTTTTCGTGGTCGCTCTGCTCGACTGGGCGGGCGGTTGCGGTGAAACCTACACCTATGCGAACGGCACTCAACATCAAGGCGAATGCATCGGTCGTGACACTCTCAAATCATTAATCAAGAAAGGCATCAATCATGGATAACTTAACTCGTGAAGACTGGCTCAACAACGCCGTCACTGAACTTCGTCCCATCTTCAAATCAAACGGCTTTCCCTTGCCCGACAAGATTCGGGTGACTTGCGGTTTCCCATCTCGGCATGCACGTTCGCTCAATCGTGCCATCGGTGAGCACTGGTCAGCCAAGGCATCGGATGACGGCACTCATGAGATTCTCATCTCACCGGTGCAAGATGACCCCATCGAGGTGTTTGGCATTCTCGTGCACGAACTCGCTCACTCAGCGACTGACGGTGACGGTCACAAGGGACGTTTTCCCTCTTGCGTCAAAAAGCTTTGGCTCGAGGGCAAGCCCACTTCAACCGTTGTCGGTCAACGCTTTCGTGAGAACTTCACGCCACTCATCGAGGGCTTGGGTGCTTATCCGCATAGTCGTTTAAACGTCTCAGCACTTCGCAAACCGCAAGGCACTCGCATGCTCAAGGCAGTGTGCCCTCAGTGCGGTTACACGATTCGACTCACCAAAACATGGGCTGACCAAGGGCTACCAACATGCCCGAATGACGGCTCAACTTTCTCGCTTTAATTTCATCAATCAATGGAGGCTTAAACCATGCAAACCGAACGTCAACTCTCTCTCATCCCTCTCGCTCAACTCAACGCCACGCTCATTGCGAACGGCGTTCAACCTCAGACCGACAAGAACATTGCGGTCGAGCAAGTGAGCATTCTCATCAACACCGGCAAGACAACACTCGACCACGTTCGCCAAGCACGTGGCACGAGTGCAACCGCAGTCGCATCATCCGCTCAAATCCCCGATGACATTCGCAAGAAAATCATCAACGCCACTGCCGAGGTTGCCAAGCAAGCCGAGGACATCGAACGCATTCGCAAGGTCGTGGACTCATCACTCAGCGAACAACTTCGTCAGAACACGAACATCGTCTCATCGTTCGAGAACTTGTCTAAGCGTTTAAACGCCAAGGTCGAGGGCTTGCAAGGCGTGGACTACAACATCGTTCGCAACAACATTCAAGCCGAGGTCTCAAAGCTTTTCGATGAGTTCCGAGTGGTCACGCCTCGTGAGCAAATCGTTGAGATTGCCAAGCACATTCCCTCGACCGTTCGCAAGACCGCTCTCGATGTGTTCGGTGACATCTGCCACTACGAATCATTCGGCGAGACGATTGACTTCTCAGCGTTCGAGGTCGATGTTTGGAATGACCCCGATGCACCGGCTCTCGTTGCCGATTACAACTTCAACCCTGAGCACTTGCATCAAGCACTCATCGCACTCGATGACCCACTGCCTGACAACGTGTGGCTCGCCGGTGAGCGTGGCACTGGCAAGACTGAGTTCGTGGCTCAACTTGCGAACCGCCTCGGTCGCAGACTGTTCCGAGTTAACTTCGATGAGGCTCTCGAACGTGCCGAGTTCATCGGAGGCAACACGATTGAGAACTCGAACGTGGTTTGGAAAGCCGGTGTCATCACCCAAGCGATTCAACATGCCGGTGCGATTGTTCTGCTCGATGAGATTGGCTTTGCTCGTGCTCAGAATCTCGCCGTCTTGCATGCACTCTGCGAACGTTCACCGCACCGCTCAATCGTCATCAGCGAGACCGGTCAACGCATCCCAGTCGCATCGCATGTCGTGTTCTTCGGTGCTGACAACTCGAACGGTCATGGCGATTCGTCCGGCAACTTCGCCGGTGTGCGTGACCAAAACACTGCGTTCCTCGACCGCTTCTCGTTCACTCTGCGATTCGACTACTTGCCTCATGACGATGAGGTCGCATTGATTCACAAGCGTACCGGCTTGGCTCTCGATGCAACCGAGGTGCTCGTGCGGTTTGCGAATGTGGCTCGTGAGAAAGCACGTTCGGGTTTGCTCACTCAACCCCCAAGCTTGCGCCAACTGTTCGCATGGGCAAGAGCAATCACTAAGGGCATCCCAGTGCGTGTCGCATTCGAGAACGCAATCGTCAACAAGTTCCCTCAAGACTGCGAGAGCGAACTGCGTGGCGTGTTCAGTGCAACGATTGACGTTGACAACTTGAAATCATTTTTGAGAAAGGTTTAATCATGCTAGGTTTAAACGTAAAACGTGGGGTCGAGACAACCCTCGAACGCATCTTCAAATCATCGGGCAACGAGTTCGGCAAGCTTGCCTTTCATTGGACTGGCAAGACCGCCGGAATCAACTTCCAAAAAACCGACTGGCGCACGAATGCAACGCTCGTGTTTCCGGCTATCGATGAGAACGCCAACATCGACAACGCAACGTTCTCGAATCTCATCGGCTACGCCATTCACGAACTGGGGCATGCGTGGTACACCGACAACCGCCCTTGGGATAAAGCACGTAACGAGCATGGCACGTTCGTCAACAACCTCATCAACGGTCTTGAAGACCCTCGCATCGAACGCTTGGTCATCGAGTCAGGACGTGCACCGAACTCTCGTGCCTTGTTCGAGAACTTGCTCAACTCGATTCTCGACAAGAACGGTTATGTCGAGCCGGATGACAAACGCAACATTCCGTTTCTGCTCGCTGTCGAGGGTCGGCGTTTAAACGGCTACGCTGTCAACGTCCCAAGCATCACGCATCTCTCGCCTTACGCCAAGCATTTGACGTGGGCACTCAAGAGAGCGAACACCGCCAAGGACACGAGTGCCATCGTCAAGATTGCCATCGAACTTTTCAAGCGATTGAAAGAGCAAGACGAGCAAGCCAAGCAAGAGCAAGACGAGGGTCAGGGTGAGGGTCAAGGTCAAGACGGCGAGGGTCAACCATCGGACGGTCAACCGCAAGACGGTCAAGGTCAAGGACAACCAACTGACGGCAACGGCGAGGCTGAGGGCGATGCGAACGGCGAGGGTGAGGGTCAAGGCTCACCGGCTGACGGCAAGCCCACTGACGGCGATTCTGACGGTCAACCTCAAGAGAGTGACGTTGAGGGTGACAAGTCAGGCTCAGGCAAATCATTCGAGGGCGGACGTGAGGTCGAGCCGAGCGAGTTCATCAAGGACATTCTCGGCAAACACTCTGCCCTCGCCGACCAACATCGACCAAGACCGGCAATCGGTCACGTGGACATCGCAACATTTACTTGGAGTTAATCATGCCCTACTTGAACAGAACAGAATGCGAGAACAACTTCTCTCACCAGTACAACACACAACCGCAAGGACTCGGTGCAACTCGTGCCAACTTGCAACGCTTACTTCGTTCACTCGACTTGGTCTCGTGGTCAACACGTGAAGAGTCCGGACGCTTAGACCGTAAGGCGTTTACACGCTTTGCCGTTGGTAGCACTGCGGTGTTTGCTCGCCGTCAAGTTGCCGAGGCTGAGACCTCTGCGGTTTCGATTCTCATCGACTGCTCGGGTTCGATGGATGACGGCGGTCGCATCAACGTTGCCGAGTCACTGGCGATTCAACTTGCACGACTGCTCGAGAAAGCACGAGTCGAGTTCGCAGTCAACGGCTTTCGTGGCAACACCTACAACTACGGTCTCGAGGCAACCGGTGCAACCGCAACGCATGCACGATACAGAACCGAGGACGTGGAGTTCATCCCATTCAAGACGTGGAAAGAATCATTGCCCAAGGCATCCGCCAAGCTTGGTTCGATTCACCGTTGGGCAGGGTCTGCGACACCGGACTACACCGCCATCAGCATCAAGCTTGACGAACTTGCAAGTCGTGAAGAGCACCGCAAGATTTTCTTCTTGCTCACCGATGCGAACGGCTACGATGAGCAACACATGAAACATCTGCAAGCCATCGCCGACAAGCAAGGCATCAAGATTATCGCCATCGGTATCGGTCACACTGGGGTCAAGGCATGCTTTAGAACAAGCGACAACGTGCTCAACGTGGCTGACCTTGCATCAGCATCATTCAACAAACTACTCAACGAACTGAGGTAATCATGGACGAGAAAGAACAACAAAAACAATTCGCCGACTTGATGGACAAGGTCGGTGACTTACTGAACGGCAAGGACTTGGGACTCGTCATCCCAGTCCTATGTGCTCAACTTGGCAACGCCGGTATCTCAACCGAGACCGGCTTTGATGAGTTCATCGAGTACGTGGCAAGGACGATTCACTTGCGGTTCGTGGTCTACGAATTGCAGAACACCAACAACGAAACAATGCACTAGGAGGAAACATGGGCACACCGTTTTATCACACCAACGAATCAGCATACGAGACCGCCAAGGCGTATCAGCAATTGCATGGCTTTGCCACGCTCAACGAGGCACTCAACGACATGAACGATTGTTGGGATGACCTCGACTCAGAAGACCGAGGTGCACTCGCACACTACGTTCGCAATTTCAATTTACTTGTGGAGGAATCAAAAAATGGCACACGTTGAAATCAGAAACGGCAAACCAGTCTTGACCGATGACTGGCATGACGATGACATCTATCAGGTCGCTGAAGAGATGGGCGTTACGCTCGAGGACTCGGACATCGAACCCATCATGGAAATCATTGCCGATGCATTCGATGCGAACAACGGAATCAATTGGACTCTCATCGAGTATGCGATTGAAGAATACCGTTCCGATTCATTAAACTATAGATGCGATTGACACT